TACCACCAATACTTCCAGGAACACCTGACATTGCCAAAATGATTGCAAGGTTAAGAAATTTATTAAAAGTTCCTAAGAATTTGTTATATTCTTTTTCAGCATCCTCACCACCAACACCTTCAATCTCTTTTCCTATTGCATCAGTGATGCTATAGGCACCATCAACTAGAGATATGATTCCGTTTAAAACTTTTCCTCCTAGATCTATAATAAATTCTGTTGCAGCAGCAAGACCTTTTACAATATTAAATACTGTCTCTCTATTCTCAAGCAAAAATATTAATATCTTTCCAGCAATAATACTGAATATGAAATTTTGAATGGCATCTACAATTCCACCACCTGGTACAAGTCTCTTTAAACCAGCACCAATTCCACTGCCAACTCCAGATTTACTCTCTAATTTTTTCTCCTTTGATTCTCTTGCTTCTTTTTCATATAATTTTTTCTTAGTCCTTACATTATTTTTTTCTTCCTTTATTGATTTACCAAGTAAATTTCTAATCTCAAGAACTTCTTTATCAATACGTTCGAGTGTTCCTGGACCAGACTTTGATGGTCCAGATACTTGTGTTTTATTATTTCTTGCAGGAATAGAAGCAGCAGGAATAAGTGCGGTATTTGATCTTAATACGATCGCATTACCTTTTCCCTGTTCTTGAACTTGAGTCGGACCTTGGATAAATTGAGATTGTTTTTTATTTTTACCACGACTCAATGCTTTTTTTGCAGCACCTTTTGCTAGTTGACCACCAACTCCTCTTGCAATTGAACTTCCTAGTAGTCCAATCATGAGTATCCTCCTAATGTATTTTCAATCACAGTTGCTCTTACTTCACGTGAAAGTTTTGATGGTGATACTGTTGGGAAATCTGGATCAGATGGAACATTACCACCTCCAGAATCAGTAGGAGGAACTCCTGATTCAAGTGGAGGCATATTTATAGTATCAGTAGAACTTTTAGAGACACGCTTCAATCTCTCTGTAGGAGAGATTTTTTCCACTGGTAATGGAGTAAGTGATGATACTTGTCCAGAAGATTTTGATAACTCTGCTCTTTGACTTGCAAACATATCATCAAAAGCACCAGTACCTTTCAATGATGAGAAATCAAGTTTTGTTTTATTCTCAGTATTGCTTTTAGATTGATTTCCACCATTGCTATCAGAGTTACTAGTATTACTAGAACTACTAAGATCAGTGTCACTACTTTTTGGTGCTATTTTTGGATAATTTTTTTGAAGATATTTGTTAATTTTTTCTGAACCATGTATGCTCAGCAAAATATCAGATTGATCTTCACCAGTTAGAAAATTCTTTGATGGTTCTTTATATCCTACTGCTCCAGGATATAGGAATAATTTATCCTGACCACCTCCAAACCAATTTTTTCCTCTAACATAATTTCCAACTCCAGGTATATTGTATTCTTCATTACTACCCATTTTAGTTTTATTAATCCAGTTTTCTAAACCAGAACCACTTTCAGATTTGTTTGGAGAATCAATTTTTATAGTAGATGTATCAAAACCTTTTGAAGTTGGACCTAGTTTTGCATTATTTTTGACCAGATGTATTTGATAACCTTCTCCAGTACCAAGATAATTTTTAGCAGCAACACTAAAATCTAGCATATGATTATCTGCATGTCCTGAAACTCCAGGTCCAACATCATTAACACGAACAACAGCAGATTTATCTCCCTTTGTGACAAGAACTTGGAATGGTTGTTTTAATGTTCTACCTCCAGGGAAATTGGATGAAGTAGGAACAGTCATCTCTTTGGGTAGAAGTTTCAGTAATGGTGGAAATGCTGCAGCAGAAAATACTTCAGGTTTATATCCTTCACCAGTAGAAGTAGCAGGTAGTCCATCAGCAGTTTTATATCCACTAGCATTAATTCCACCTTGAGCTGGATCATAATATGTTGTCTTTGCATTATTTACGAGGATACCTCCACCACCTTGAGCATATGTAGTTCCACTTACTATTTTTGGTTTATTTGTACCACCACCAGCAGCATTGATGGATTCCATAAAACTACTACCAAACTTATCAACAGCACCACTACTCATAACAAATTCACCAGGAGATAGCATAGCAGGAATAGTATCAGTTCCCATTGGTTTCATATAACTTGGAACTTCACCACCATTAGAGAACATGCCACCAAATCCTCTTTGTCTGGTCATTTCATCCATTAACTGAGAACCAGAAGGAGTCTGTCCCTTTTCTCTAGTTTCAGTAGGAGTTACTATATTTTTATTATCTTTTTTATTTTCTTCTTCTCTCATACCTTCATTTTTCAATGCCATAGCCACAGCACCACCTGTAGCTAAAATTGCTGCAGTTGCAATCGGATTCTTTGCTGCAAAACTTATTAACGCAGGTATTGCTCTTCGCAATAAGACAGCAGTAAGTCTTGCCATTCCACTTACTACGGTTCGTATAAAAGTACCCAATGGTGTAGCAAACAATACAAATGCAGCAGTAAGTGCTGGCCACCAATCCTTCAAGAATCTACCAAGAGTATCAAGTTTTTTCTTATTCTTTGGATCTGACATCCAATCAATGATCTTGATAAGAATTTTACCTATAACCACATTCTTGATCCAATTAAATATTGCATCAAATATACTCAATTGAGGTAAAGCACCTTTTAATTTTTTAAGGAAACCTTTTCCTTTCTTATCTTTTTCTAAAGAATCTTCTTTTGCTTTTCTTTTTTTCTTTTGAAGGTTCTTTCTTTCAATGTCTCTAATACTCTTAGTTACATTAAGTCTTTCCTTAATAAGACCTTTTATTGAAATAACATTCTTTAAGATACTAGAGAGAAGTTTGTCATTCTTATCTACTTTTGAAGTTTTCTTCTCAGTTTTAGATTCTTCTACAGATTCTTCTGTAGGTTTCTGATATGGAACAAGAGCAGAAGATGGACTTGATTTTACTCCAGATAATTTTGCTTTAGGTTTAAAAGAACTCTTAGATATTTTTGCTGTTTTTGCTTTAAAGTTTGGGTCTGCTGCTTTTCTTTTCTTTCTTACTTCTATAATTTCTTTTCTAAGAGCAGCACTACGTTCATCACCACTTCCTTTTGTCAGGAATTCAATAGTTGCTGCTGCCTCCATCAAGGCACTAAGATAATCTTCCTCACCAGAGAGGTTATCTAGGTCTACACCCATCTCTAAGAGTATTTCTAGTGGATCGGTAGTAGTCCTAGATGCCATTTGCTGTCTGCTGTTTTAACTTCTCTTCATCAAGATGTTGTTGAAGTAGCATAACGTAGATATCACGTTCGATCGGAATCATATTCTCGATCTCAGTTAATGAGTATTTATGGTACTGCATCAAGGCAAAATTGAGACGGAAATAGTTCTCAAGATCCATATGGATCATGCCTATGCGAAAAAAGACGATAGACCCTCAAGTACAACTTCACTTTCAACTTTTGTATTGGGGTTTGTAATCTTTACAGTATGAGTTAGTTTGGGCATACTAGTAAAGAAATCTTCAATCTTTTTAAATTGTGTTGAATTCATTTGCTCAACGAACTCCATAAGTTCTTTCTTAGTGCAGTTCGCAGCTTCCCAAACTTCGTCTTCAGTATAAACTTTGTCAATACATGTTGCAATTAAATCAAAAGATCTATCTGCTTCAGTGTCAGTATCAAAGTTTTCTTTAACGAACTGTGTTAGAGATGGATATGCCATCTCAATCATAATAGTATCGTCTAATTTAATCTGAGTATCATGACCCTTTTCTTTAACAACTTCAATATCCTCAACATTAATTTGGACAGCAACAGTGCTCTCACCATCATCAGGGCAAATCAGATTAACCTCAATGTCTTCTCCAACAGACTTCCCACGAATATTTAAGAATAGATATTCAATATCAAAGGTTGGAAGTTTTTCAACCTTAATACCTTTTGTTTTGATACAGTTTTTGATAACAGTCTTCACTGCATTACTAATCTGCTTTTGACTTTCAGATTCCAATGCATATAGAAGAATCTTTTCTTCTTTAACTAGAAATGGTCTATATTCAATCGTTTGTCCTGTCGAAGGCAATTCCAACTCAAATGTTGGTGTAGCAATTGTTGGTAAAGGCATAATAATCCAATAAAAAATTCAGGTTATATTTATTTATTCCAGTTCTACAAATCATGTAGAAGTGTAATATTTTTGATAATCCATAGTTACAGTCATTGTAAGTAAATCAGTTGCTCCCTGAGATATTGGTATACTACTGATAGAACTTGGGAATGCATTTAAAAAAGTATAATTTAATGATTTCCTTGACCCTCCAGTAGAAAAGAGATCCTTTTCAAATTTTGTAATAGTGAAATCACAATTGTAATCAGTTATAAATGGAACTCTATAACCATTTTTGGAATTACTATTTTGATATCTCTCACCATTTTCACCACCAATATATCCCATCCATCCCTCAAACATTCTTAAGAGTGTATACTCTCTGTCAATAGCAAAAGTAAAATCAATTTTACCATCAAATTGTCTACGATATACGTGCCTCTCAGTAATTCCAGCATAATCATTTGTAATCTCATGAGTTGCAAAACTAGATCCTGGCAAAGTGGTATCAATACAAGCAATTTCTATTAAATTTTGATATTGTGCTGTAGTAACTTCATACTTACTTCTTACATGGTTCTCTACCTTACTGGGTAATGTAAAAAATACCTGGTAAAAATTAGTAGATGCATAATTACCCATCCTGGATTTAACATCAGACATGCTAAATTTTCTTGGTCCAGCAGTTGCCATTACACTATAAATAAAGATACTTCGTTATACTATGTATAAGAGATGTCGAAAAGCATCAAGAGTAGATTTAAACCTTCAAACACTCAAAAGTATGTGGGTGATGTAAATAATATAATTTGTAGAAGTTCGTGGGAAAGAAGATTCTGCAATTGGTGTGATAATAATGAAAGTATTTTAGAATGGGGTAGTGAAGAGTTTTGGATACCCTATCCTTCTCCCGTTGATAATCGAGTTCATAAATACTTCCCAGATTTTTTCGTTAAAGTTCGTGAAAGAGATGGTAGAATTAAAAAGTATGTAATTGAAGTGAAACCACATAAACAAACACAACAACCTAACCCAAAACCAAAACGTAAGACTAAATCATGGTTGTATGAAGTAAAAACATACGCAGTAAACCAAGCAAAGTGGAGAGCAGCAACAGAATTTTGTGCCGATCGTTTACTTGAATTTAAAATCATAACAGAAAACGAACTTGGCATTAAGAGATGAACCGAACCGCAGAATTAGAAGAACTAATCGATACTTTTTCTGATCCCGATGATTATATGACTGCCGTTCTTGAAGTATTCACTGAGTCTGACTATATTCCAGAAGCAGGAAATTATTATACATTTGTTTATCTCGCAAAAACTCCCAATATTGTTTACGATCAACATCCATTAATTGCCTGCACTTCTGTCCAGTCTTGGGGATTCACTGGTTTGAACTTTCATTTGGGTATGCCAAGACGATATACTTGGCAAGAAGTTATTGGTAAAGTTCATCGAGTATATAATGAAGAGATTGAATATATGAAATCAGTTCCTTATCAAAAAACGATCCTAAATAGCTGAATAACAGCATCTACCAGATGGCATACAAAGATAAAAAAGAACATACTCTTGAGCTTAAAGTTAATGTAGGTAAAGGTAGTAGAGTTCAAAATAAAACCTTTAAAGTACCAGTTATCTACAAGTTTCCTGCTTCTGAAGATGAACTTGTAGAATCTGGTGGTGCATATGATATTTTTGCTGTTGTTGATGGGGTAGAAACAAAAATTGGATCAGGTGGTGCAGTTAGAAATAATGGAAAAGTTACTATTACAGATAATGCTTCATTTCTAAAATCCGCAAAAGAATTGCCTGGTGGTAATGATATAAATGAGACAAATTTAAATGCTTCCATGGCAAATGGTGGGTCTGATAATCTAAAAAAGAATGGTATAGAAAAAAGAAATGCTAACTTAAGTCCTGAATCGCAATCAAAAATATCAACATCTGCTGCATTAACCCCAACTGAAAAAGAAGCTAATGGGTTATCTGATGTTGCAACAGTAGACACTCCAGAAACAGCACCAGCAACACAGGATACACCACTATCAACAGAAACAGTAGAGCAAACTTCTACTGCAATGACTGCTATGAAGTTTGAATCAAAATCCCAGCAATTTAGTGATGCATTAGTTTTTCCTCAGAATATGAGAGAGTTAGATCAAGATTATATTAAATTTAAAACCTATCGTTACATTCCTCAGACATTTAAAAGTTCACAATTTGGATTTTCTAGTGTAACAAAAGATAAATTGGGAGCACCAGAGGGAACTTGTTACTTACCAGTATCTAATGGTCCAAAAGATTCTAATGGTGTAAGTTGGAGTGATAATAAAGTAAATGCACTACAAGCAATAGCATATGAAGCAGCTTATAAGCTGCTCCCAGATAATGGAAGTCTTGCTGATGTAATGAACAAAGCACGTGGGGCTTTAATGGGTAGAGGTGAAGATGCAAAGAAGTTTGTTGCAATGCAAATGGCTCAAAAAGCATCTGGTGTTCAAGGTATGCTAAGCAGAACTAGTGGTGCCATCATAAACCCAAATATGGTTCTTCTATTTTCAAATCCAGAGTTGAGGAACTTTTCATTTGATTTTCAATTGCGTCCAAGAGACACTACTGAAGCAGCAACAGCAAAAAAAATTATTAGAATGTTTAAACAATCGATGTCAGTAAGAAAAGAAACAACAAATCTTTTCTTATTGGCACCTAATATATTTACAGTTTCATATCATAAAGGTAATGATGGAAATGATGAACATAAATCAATTGGACAAATAAAAATTTGTGCTCTTACAAATATTTCAGTTGATTATGCTCCTGATGGAAGTTATATGACTTTTAATGATGAAGCAGCATCGATGACAGCATATAGCATGTCATTACAATTCAGTGAACTTGAACCAGT